TTCTGGAACCCAATGCTCCGTTTCCATAAGTGCCACCAAGAGATATCTTTAGTGGTGCTGATGTTGATACAGGTGTTAAGTTGCCAAGAGATATGTTTCCAAGAAAAGTAGATGCGCCTGCGATATGTAAAGCTGAATTGATCCCAACTGCGCCGGTAAAGGTTGCCCCTGATAGGTTAGCCTTGGCATTAATAGAACTTTCAAGATTAGAACCAACGGCAGCATTGGAGGCATAAGTTGAACTGTCTGCGGAATATGCCGTATCGGCAGCAACAGCACTTTCAACTTTTGTAACACCGGAAATAATGTTATCAACTGTGGATTGATCTGCCTTGGCATTTAATGCCGTTTGTGTGGCTGTCGATATCGGTTTATTGGCATCAGAAGTGTTATCACAATTTCCAAGTCCAACCTGTGATTTAGAAACAAGGTGGGGATTGTTTGCATTTGAAACGTGGTTATTGAGGGTATTAACAGCGTTCCTTAATTCTCCGGTTGTGCCCGCACTTGTGGCTGTCCCTGCATTACCTGCTGAATCCGCCCAGTGAGAACTATCAACAACAAGGGTTCCATCGGTCAAATCACTGATGTTGGCTTTACCTTCTAGTGTGCTTTTAAGTGGTGAACCATAGGCAGCTTGATTTGCATACTCGGCATATTCTGAACTGCTGGATGAACCAGCAGAAGAGGCATAGGCAGCATTGTCAGAGGTTGAAGCGTAATCAGCGTTTATGGCATGGGTGGCATTAGGAACCGTTGTAGTTCCAGAAACAATATCAGCAATAGCGTCTGCGTTTGCGTCAAGTTCAGTTCTGAGGTTTGGAATACTGGAAATGGTTAATTCCTGTCCATTGTTCAGTTCAGGATGCGCCGCTAGATTAACCGGAACAGAATTAATGCATAGAGTCTGACCATCAATAACCAAACTAACATCAAGGTATGCTGTCTTTTCATTTGAGTCGTATAGGTAGTTTCTGATCAATGCACCGTTAAGGCTCAGTTCAAAAGTTCCAGAACCAGAGGAGGAACAAAGGGCAATTGCATTGGTTCTATCTGCTAGGATAACTTCTGCTGTGGTAATGGAGGCATCAGAACCAACCAGAATGATATTTCCGGTGATCACTTCACCTTCTGAAAAGTCAAATGTGCGTTGAACAACCTTATTATTGTTAGCGCGGACAATTTTCTTGGTTGTTGGGTTAATGTATAAATTAAGAATATAGCTCATATAAAATAAATTGTTTTGTCAATAATTAGATGTAGGCGATACGCTTTGAAGGCTTCCCGTCTGTGCTGAGTTGTAGGGATTGGGATTTATTGCCTGAACCTTACTTGGCCCCGACAAGGTTCCCCAATTGATCTTTAGGGTTTCACCCGCGCCTTTAATCTGGGTGTTACTCAAACCAGACAAATCAAGCGGACTTATTAAATGTTCTCCTTCAGCGTATATCATAATACTTACCGTTGTTTTGTCAAATTACGCAGGGGGATTCATAAAAATGATGGGTTTCATGGTGCTGACACCGTTCCAATAGGTCAAAAAGAAGTTCAGATGACAACTGAGGTTGTAAGCAGACACTAGGAATTTATCCGATGGGATTGGAACCACATATTGTTTCCAAAGGGTGTCTGACGCTGCATCCTCAAAGGCTACGTTTTCTTGAATGCTCAGTGCGCCGGTGTTGTCCATCAAAAGCAAATTACAGGTTATTTCCGATGCATCTGGAAACTCATAAGTGGTTGTTAAGGGGTTCTCCGTAGAATTGGCGTAGTATGCCCCACCGTAACCTGTGACTGTGTATCCGGTATAGAAACAATAAATTGTATTCAATTGCTGATGGACATCCATAATGTTTGGGACATCTCTGTAATCCCAAGCAACCCAATTGGTGGTTTCCATCTTCCAGAGATCGTAATCAGTAAAATCTCTGAGGTTGGTTCTAATATATTGTTCCCAATCGGTAATCTGATCAGAAAGGGTGATGATATAAGTATGAATAATAATATCCCCTTCACCATAAAGGATACAAACCCTTCTGTGGTTCTCCCTCTCTGTCTCAACATACCCTTCTGGTGTCTCATAGGGGTTCTGAACCAAGGCAACATTTGGCTCATCATCGAGGGTAGCTGTCCAATCCTGAAAGATCGTGCCAGTCTGAATGAATCCTCTGTGACCAACTAAGTCTTTGGTGATGATTCCTGAGTTTGTCCCCTGTGGGGAATAGGTCAACAGATAGGATGGTCGGAAATGGTAATCATCCTCCACATATAAATTGTTTGAACAAAACTTTGAGAATGGTTCAATGGTATCTGTGGCGATTCCGGTTAGGTTAGATTCAAGGGCAAATCCGTTCTGCGATATATAGTCCCCCATTACGGAATATCTTTTATCTGCCTCTGTGACTGTGTGCGTAGTTGTTGTTGATTTTTCAACCCATGCACCGTTTTCATATGCCGCCCAATAATAGGTCGTATCGTAATCTCCTTCACTGGTTATTGATCTGATGTCCGTCCAATAGGAATCCCATTGGATAATGTCATCATCTCCTGTGACCTCATAAGGGTATTTTGTGATATTGTAAGAAGCTACAGGGGTTGTTGATCTAAACCACTTCTCTCCGTTCCCATCAACAAACTCTTCATAAGACCAATCACTTAGGGGCATTACATGTTTTGTAACGGTATGGTGTTCTCCGATCTTTTCTAGGTGTTGTTCTCCATGAACTGTGATTCCATGTTCTGTGGTGTCATTTTCTGAATAAACCGCCCAATCATATGTTGTGACATTCTCCAAAAGGTAGAACTTCATACCATTAAAGTTTGGTGCTTCTGGGTTTCTAACATCAATTGCCTTTAGAAAGATGTGGAAATCTTGGGTGAAGTTGTACGCGCCGGAAACCTGTGTTACGTTTGAGAACAGAGAACCAAAGTAAACACCGTGGTTATGGTCGTCTTGATTGGAATTTGGAAAATCCCCAATTGTTCTGCCAAGTTTGGTTAAGCTTATCATATTGCATAAAAACTGTGGATGAGGGGCGTATTTGCGTCAGGGAAGATGTGTACGGTTGGGGTGTAGCCGAGAGAGGTTTTGATATTCTGCCAAGGGTTGCCAAACTCATCATAATGGCCCAAGAGGACATATGCCGCCGATGATGTATTTGTTGGATTAACGTCTTTGATTTCTATGGTTCCTGCCGTTACAACCCCCGCTGTTATGTCACACTTCAACCAAACAGTTTTTAATTGTTCTGTTGCTGGTAAGGTTATGGTTGTTTGCGGTTTTAACCAAAGATAGGTGTTGTCCAGCTTTGGAAAGATGCTGTTAACCGTTCCTGCTGTAACCGTCATTTTGTAAGTCGTGACGCCCCCCGTGGTAGTGGAATCAATATAAATCTTGAAAGGATGATCATCAGAGGCAGAACCACCTTGCGGCGGTTTAATATCAAGGGTTGTTCCTGTACCGCTGCGCTTGATCTTGTAACCAACGCCTTGACATAGGGTGTTTGCTTGAACTTCCTTTTTTAATTCTTTAAATTGTGCGTCTGTAATCATTAGCTATAAAGGTCTGTGCTAAATCCCTTGGCGGAATAAAGGTAGGTTGTTTCTCTGGAATAAAGACCTTCCCCGACTTTCCTTCTGGCCGTTCCAATAATTAACCACTTATTTGTGCCCGAGTAACCGCCGCCCGGCACTTCAAGTGTGCCGATTGAGGAATATCTGTCTGTTGGCTGACTTGAAAAATATTCAGTCTTTGTAACCGTAACACTTCCAACAATGTAAGAAGTAATTCCCCTATATTCTGAGGTTAGTTTAAATTCCCCTTTGGCGTCATCCCAATGAGTTTTAAATTTAGTGTCCCAATCGGGGTGTTGTCTGATGTCTAATTCAACCATTGTTCCTTGGCTTTCATAGGTTGTCGTTGGGATTGCTGGCAGACTTTCTGAATCTGCCCCAGTGTATGTGACGGTCTGCTTAGTAAAACCCCCGCCATAAGGTTCATTTTGAAAATCTGATAATCTTAATCCAGAAACAACCGTTCCAATTGTATGCGTTGGAACAGAGGCGGAATCGTGAACCTTTTCAACCGTCTTGACTTTTACCCCCTCACTAACAACCGTTGTTGTTTTTAATGTTACTGGTAAGTTTTCTGCGCCGTATGTTGTAGCTGCCATAAAATATTTTCCTTAACTTGTAATTCCATCTGTTGTATCCTTACCCTTAAGGGAATCGGAAATCTGTTTAAGCTGGTCATATTGCTTCTGTGCTAGGTCAATTTGCTTCTGCAAACGTTGTTCCTCTTTAGACAATCCTGTGTAATTGGACTTAGCAAAACCGCCGCCGATCTTTCTTAATTGGTCGGAATCAATAACGTTTGAGCGTTTCTTTGCCTCTGCCAAGTTGTCTTTTGCTTTGTCCAAGGCAGTTTCATTTTCTTCCTTCTTTTTATCCTTGTCGGTTTTTTTCTTTTTTTCCTCTGCGTCTTTTAGTTCTTTGTTTACCTCGATGTTTTGCTTGGCGTTTGCGGCTCGCGTTGCGTAATCCATTGCGGCAACCTCAGTCATTCCGTTGTCCTTGGCTTCCCTTCTGGCCTTATTGTAAGAATCAACCCACCTTAAGCGCGCCTCTTCCTTTTTGTTGCCTTCTGCAATCGCTTCATTAAGTTTCAATTCAATAGTCAAATCAGTGTTCTTTCTTGATTTCTGCTCTTTCTCCTTCTCTGCGGACTCATCCTTTTTACTTTTCTTTTTTTCCTCTGCGTCTGTTTCTTCCTGCTGTGCTAGGATGTTCCCCTTGCTGATTTTGTTCTTTCTTTCCTCGCGGTTCTTCTTCTGATCTTCAAAATAATCCAAACCTGCCTCGATAGTGTCAGAGTAAGCTTGTTTTGCCGCCTTAAACCCTTTTCCTAGATTGCTGACATATGCAATCGCCGCAGCAATTCCCAAGGACATCATGTCAATATAAAAGCTAACTTCTCCGAGGGTATCAATTGCAACCGCTTTCAACCAACTAAACGATTTTCCTAGATTGTCGGTTAATGCATCAACCCTTTCAACTGAATCAGTTGATGCCGTGTAAACATCCATCATTTCTTTGATTGCTTCCCCACCTTGGGCAAACATTGGAACCAATTCACCAGCGTTTTTCCCCATGAGTTGAACCATTGCCGCAAGTGCCTCTGCTTTGTTTGCGCTCTTGTCGTAACCGTCCGCGAGTGCAATCATTCTCTCCTCCATGTTCATTCCGGCAAAGTCCGCCGCCGTTGTTCCGAGGGCAATAAACGCCTCTGCTGCCTCTGTGTTGCCTGTAGCTGCCGCCTGTGCCGCCAATTCAGCTTTGTTCATCGCCTTTGCAACGCTCTCAATACTTGTACCGCTCTGATCCGCCGCGCCTTTTACCTTCTGGATTGTTTGCGCCGATTCACCAAAACGCCTTGAAAGGTCGGAAAATTGGCCTGCTGCATCTGCAACTGACTTGATGGCGGCAAATGTTCCAAGAATGGCCATAAAGGAAGCCATTGAACCTTGCAATCTTGCCATTGCCTTTGAACCCATCGCGCCTGCCGTTACCATGCCGCTTTCAAGCTTTTTAACTGCGTTGCTTGCAACCGAGGTTTTGGCGGCAAATTTATCCAATCTAGCTTCCGCCTGATTTAATCCGGTTTGAAGCTGGTTTGTATCTGCTGTGACTTTTACTTTTACATCTTGACTCATATATTATGTTTATTTGTCATTATGCAGGATTGAATAAATCAGTTTTTCCTTGTCTGAAAGGATCTGACTTTCCCCTGTTTCAATGAAGGTTAAGACCGATATTAACCAAAATATTTTTGATACCGGCATTGTATAAAAAACCTCATCAAACTTGTATCCGGTTTCCTTGATTAACTTTCCGGCAAACATCAGATAGAAAGGAAATGGATTGTTTTTCTCTTCCTCTTTGCTCTCGCTACACTCAGGGAAATCCATATAATCAAGGATGTAAGCGTTGAACTTTAGTGTCTGCTTTGTGTGATTAAAAAATGAATTAAAAATCACTCTCCACACAGAACCAATCTTGTTGAAATCTTTTTCATTCCTGCAACTGCAAATCGCGCAGGCAGTTTTTAAATCAATCTCTGTTGCTGAAACCCCTTGTAATGCCGTTGGCGCAAACTTTTCAATCAATGCCAAGTGAAACAGGGTTAGCGGTTTTAAACTGTATCCGTAAACTCTGTGTTTATTATGAAGAATGGATTCCAAGAAAATATCTGTATTTGATGACATACAATAATTTTTCTGTCATTCTCGCGCCGGAAATGCCTTTTAAAGCGGTTTTTATGCCTTGGGTGCGGCAACCCCCTTCATAAAATGAAAACCCCCCATTACGGGGGGTTTTGTGACTACCTTACCAACCAAACAATAAATTAAGTATAGGTAATGCCTTCAGACTTCTTACCCTTCAAGGTAATTTTCTTTGCGCCTTTATTCTCGCCTTTTTCTTCAAGTCCAGTGCATTCATATGTTGCGCCATCATAGGTGAACGTTGCGCCAACTGTCGGAAGGGTTGCCCCTGCAAAAATGGCATCAATGGAAATCTCCGTTGTATCGTCATCATATCTGACCGCCTTACGGTTTCCCGTCTCGTCAAACACCTCAATAACGTTTCCGTTTGTGCTGTTCTTATTGTAAGTCTGGATGACGTATCCGGTTAGAGTAGGTACGCCATATGTTAAAGTTTGTAATCCGTATGTATTGCTCATTTGTATTTAGTGTTTATATTAGTGTTGTTCTGTCAAAAATAAGGTCAATCGAGCGTTAAATTCTGAACACTCGCGGAATATTCAAGAATTGAGATCAAGCTTCTTTCTTCTTTTGTTTGGTCAATGCTGCTTAGATCCAAGTTCCAAAGGTTCCCCAAGGCATTAAATGAGGTGTATAAATCTTGTGATTCCATCGCGTCATAAACCGCGCCAGTAACGTCATCATGGGTTTGAATCGTTTCCGTTACGTCATTAATTTGAGTAATTATTGAAACTGCAACGGTTCCTTCAAAAACGCCTGAATTACTCTCAATCTGCGTAAACTTTCCAGCCTTAACCAGAACACAAGGAATTGAGAAATCATCAACTGAGAATGATTTAAAAACAGGGTAATTGACGCTTGATAAACCTGAAAGATAGGTTGAAATATTTGCTTCTGTTAGTGTTGGTATTTGTATTAGACTCATATATATATTATTCTTTCTGTCATTTTCCGAGTCGGATATTTGTTAATTCCATGTCAATTTTTGTCTTTAAGGCGTTTTCTCTGTTTCCAAGAACAAAGGATGAATATCCGCCTTTTGCATCAAGCGATCCTGCATATCTGACATTATTAATTAAAGTGACGCTGTTTTCTGCATCGTTAATAATTACTCTGCCGTTTGAGTTCTTGTTTAACCAAGCTGGAACATTGCCGCCGAGGAGCAACAAGCATCGCGCCCAAGCTGATTTCATCAATCCAACATATTTTTGTTTAGCCTTAATAAAATCCTTCACTGTGGATTGCTGCTGTAATGGGTATGAGAACGGCGCAACTTTTTTAGGAACCCTGCCGTTTTTCCTGAATCGTTGAAGAGTTGATGGCGTAAATGCCTCAATGTGGATTCTTTTTAGTTTTGTTGAATGCTCAAAAATATGATTAAGTTCTGCCGTGTTTGCCGCTCTGACTGCCTTTTTTACCAGTTCAGCAAGCTTTGAACTTTTGAAGCTGAATATTTCAGTGAACCATTTAGACAATAAATAAACCTTGGAAATGTCTCTTTCAACTATATCCTTTCCCTTCTTCAATGTCTTTGGCGGCGTTGCTCGCGTCAATCTCTCGGCAATCATCTTTGCCTCTTCTTTTACTGCTGTGTTTATTGACTTGTTGGCAATGACTGCGTAACGCCTGAGAGACGTTTTAACCTCTTTTATATCGCAGCTAACCCCCATATTTTTAAATTGCGTCTGTATCGCAGGTTAATTCATAACTCACAGCATCAGAGGAGAGTTCTAAAACTCGGAAAGCCTGACCGTTATAAATCAATTTTTCACCAATGGCAGGAATCATCAATTCATCCTTTTTGATAATGATTTTAATCCCTCTTTTTTCCAAGATTCCGCCATCAAGCAAAGTTTCCGTAACTCTGATGTCTCCGACAATTGCGGGAATTGTTTTGCTTTTATAGTTGATCGTTTCTCCAATGATATCAAAACTTTCATTTAGAGCGTCTGCGATGAATGTGTCAAATATGTTCATAATCTTGTTTTTCTGTCATAAAAAAACCCCTGATTTCTCAGGGGTTCTTTGTTTCAGTTATGTTGTTGTGCTATTAAGCGGTTATGATCCTCTGCAATGAAGCTGCGTTACCAACTGCCGCGCCGTAAATGATCGCGTAAGTAACGGTTCTTGCGCCTTTAACCATGTTGTATGACTCGCGGACTTGAACCGATAGGCCAGACTTTGGCTCAGTAACGGTTGTGATGCGTCCAACAGAAGGGAGATCCGCAAATCCAGCATCAGCGGGAACGCGAGAGGCAAAGACAACTGCATCCTTGGAACCGACCACACCAACCAGATTAGCGGTTGTTGGCATATCGTTATATTCACTGATTGCAACACCATGAATAACAGGGAGCATTGCATCGCCAATTCCAACACCTTTCATGGTAAGATCCACAATGGAATCATCCTGCAAGAGTTGTCCGTAAAGATCGCTGTTGAAGATACCAAAACGGTTCTTTGGGGTTTTGCGTTTGTTAAGTGCCGTGTTAGGGGCAACGATAACGGTCTTGCGGGTTGCGCCGCTAAGTGCCTGAGTCGTTGCGTTGCTGTAGTTACCAGAGGTAAAGAGAGCGGAAACGTCCGTCATGATCTGGGAACCAAGAGCAACAGAGAAAGCTACAGCGTAATCTTCAACAAGGTTACGATTGGTTGCGCTAAACTCTGCGTCATTCAACTCAAACGTTGCGTGTTTGAACTTGTTGAGAGTAACGCTAACATCTGTGCTGGTTGCAGAAGCGGCAGCATATCCAGAAGAAACGCTGTAATCCTGAACCGTTCCAACAGAAGGAATGCGGGTAGTAATCGTTTGATTATATTGAACGTTTGCATCGCTAAAATCAGAAACGATTTGACCGATAACAGGGAAGTCCGTAACAAGAAGTTCAAGACCGCGCTGTGCGATAAGTGCTGCGTTAAGTGTGCCTAATGAGTTTGCCATAATATTTATTTGTTATTTAAAGTTGTTCTGTCAAAAATTATTCTACAACTCCGTTAAGAATTGCTTTTCTGTTCTCGTTAAAGAACTTTCCTTTTTCCATCGGATCAGAGATTGCCAAGTATTTTTCCCTGATAGATTCCGCCGTTGGTTTGTCTGTGGAAGTGACCGTAATCACTGGAATTTCTTTCAATCCAAGAGAGGCGACGATCTCCAAAGCTTTTTCATCAGATGCTTTCTTGTCTGCATCGCGCTTTTCAATCTCTGCCTTAAGGGTTGCAACTTCAGCTTCAAGAGCAGTTGCCTTTTCATTGATGGCAAGAAGTGCTGCATCCTTTTCAACCAAAGATGCCGCGAGAATGTTTTTCTCTTCAAGAATCTTGGTTGCCTCTTCTTCAAAGCGTTCCGCCTGTGCCGCTTTGCCTGCAAGTGCTTCAAACTTGGTTTTGTATTCCGTTAATTGTGCTAAAATATCCATAATGTTATTTGTTATGTTTTAATTGTTCTGTCAAAAATAGTAATTAATAAGGTCGTTAAGATCCGCTAGGTTTCCATCAACAAGCTTATTTTCAACGGCATTTATTCCATCGTAAGATTCACCTTGCATGGTTTCATCTTCCAATCCTCTGTGAGCAACCGCCGCCTTAAAATCTGCGTAAGATGAATTAACGCCTTCCTGCAAATATGAGATTTCTTCCGGTGTTAGGTCTTTACAGGCAATCCCAAGAGTCTTGTATTTTCCTGCTTGGATAACGTTTGCCTCAATCCCCTGCATCGCTAAACTTTTCTCTAGTGTAAGGATGGAAAGATAAACGCCAATGCTACCAATCTCCGCGCTTTCTGATGCAAAAACGTTGTGACATTGTGCGCCCAACCAATACGCAGCGGAACACATCAAATCATCTGTGTATGCGATCGTTGTCTTTGTTTTCTTTAGATCCTGAATTGCCTTGGCAGTTTCTTGGATTCCCTGAACCGCGCCGCCTGCTGAATTGATATAAAAAATAACCGTTTCTGCCTGTGAGTTTTTGGCCTGCTTGATGGCCTGCCTGATTTCCTTTGCGCTAGTTGCTCCCAAAAGCTTTTCAAACTTGGTGCAATTTGGAAGGATTACGCCTTGAATATTGATAACTGCAACCTTCCCTTTATCCTCAAAGACTGGTAAAACATCATCAAACAAATCGTTAAAATCGCAGCTACCGGCAATAACGTTATCTGCGGTTTCCAAAATATATTTGTGAGCCTCTGGAAGAATGGCAACAGGTTTAGTGTTGAGTGTTTGTAATAGTTTTGCGTATTTCATATATTTTTTATTGTTTAGTCAAATCTGCCTTATTAAACTGGATGTTGTATTTGGATTCTAGTTCAGCAATAAACAATTTTTCTTGTGCGATTTGCTCTAACTCTTTTGTCCAAGTCAATCCTCGCGCCGAGTAATAAGAATCAAGGCTTTCCAAGTTGTTTTCAACAAAGGCTAACTCGGCGGAATCTTTTCTCCCTGCATCAATGGTTGCCGCCTGTGGTTTTACAAAGTTTACAGAGAACCAATCTGAATCTTTTGAACCAACAACCTTTTTATCATTTACCGCAGAGGCGATTACCCATGCGTAAATTCTATTTAATGCCCCATCAATGATGATGTTTTGGAGGTTATTAAACAAAAACGTAGCATCTTGGATGATAAAGCGGGTTGCGGCAGAACTTAAAGCGGTTGGATTAACAACCAGTTCATACGATAGGGAGAGGTTCAAGCAGACATCACGCAAAAGAAGTTCCACAAACTTTAGAAAACCTTCTGTGCTTCTGCTGCTCTGGATGAGGTTCACACTTTCATTTTCCCCAAGGTAGGCAATCGCGCCGCCAAAGACTTTCTCTAGGATGTCGTTTCTTGACGCTGTAAGGGGTGCTGTGGGGGTTGGTGTGCGATTCTTGCCAAACAACCCATCTCCGACCTCTCCGCCGTTTCTTTTGGTCACTGTTGCCGCAAGCGCAGAATGAACTTTAATTGATTTCTTCTCTAGTGCTTGGAGGTCTTTAACGTCTCTGATGCTGTTCAGTGAACTTGCAAACGCAGAAATACCCCTTTTCTGATTAACATTTTTAAAGCGTTTAAGATGGATGACGTTTCCGGCATCAACAATCGTTGCCTTTTTATCCTCAAAAAATACCTGATACGACAACGCTTTGCCTTGGTTGTTGTAGTAAATACCATCAATGCTCTTGTCTGATTTCTTTCCTGAGTGTCTGACTTGCTCGGAAGTTACCGGAATTAACTGCGGATAACCAGTATCCGCCTTTGTCATCACAAGAAAAATTTCCCCTGCAATCAATAGTTCCCTGACACACAACCTTTGAATATCAAATAAATTGACCTCATTGGTTACTGAGCAGAAGGCAGATCCCGCCCAATTATCAAAATATTTTGTTGCGCTATCATTGAAAGCCTTGTCTGTCGTTGCCGCCTGTGCGTGGATTCCTGAATTTACAACATATGACTCACAAAGCGTCAAAATCCTTTCCATAACCGAGAAGTTATTTACAAGGTATCGCGTGATTGATAAAACCTCTTGCCTTGCCAATGTATCAATCTGGTTTGATTCAGCATTTGCATGAATGTAACTGCGGTCTGTGGAATATCGTGCCGCGCCTTCTATGCCACCAACAGGAATGGTTGCCGCTTGCTGCTTTTTGAATAAATTAAAGAAGTTCATATATTGCTAAAATCCGCCTCTGTTGCTGTGTATCTGCCGCCTCTGTATGCAATGATTGCTTGTGAAGCTTCCGCAAAAAGTTGGTCAGCAGGTTTACTTATGCTGAAGTTGAAGCTTTTCCCGTTGATTGAACTGGAAACCAAAGACTTTGCTTCACCTCCAAGAATCTTTGAAAGCGCGGCGTTGCGGATCGCTTCAAGCGTAACCGTGTTTCCTTCTTCAACTGCTAAATTATAAAGTGCTTCTGCTATAGGTGACATAATAATAAAGTCACTCTGTCAAAACTACCAACCCTGATATAGTTGTTGGGGTTGTGGTTCTGGTTCCGGTTCTGGGGTTGTTTTGGTATCCTGAACGCTATCAAGTTCCGGTTTAATCATGTAATAAAGCGCGAGATTTAGCTTCAATACGTCAAACAAGTGATTGTCTGTTTTACTTACCAATTCTTGTTGGATGAACCCCTTGGCATCCTTTTTATCAATAATTGAAACCGCCGTTAGATGCTTTTTAAGCTGCGCGTCTGAATCCTTTGGAAGCCAAACACGGTTTATACCCTTTGGCCTTAGTGAATTGTTCAGCACGTTACCGCTAAAAATTGTATCGTTTACATGAATAATTGTGAGGTATGAGTTATCAAATAAAATGTCACTTCTTCTTAAAGGTGTGAATAATTTATGTGCCTTGGTTCTTCCAAAGCATGGAACAAAAAACATGCCTGAGTTCCTGCAAAAGCGGTAAACATCTGATGTTCTGTATCCGGCATCAATGAACGCGCCATAAATACCAAATGTATTCTCAGAGTTTTTTAGCCTGTATTGTTTCTGTGACAACAAAGCAATATCCTCAAAGCTAACAACACTTCCATAATCCAAAACCGCTTGCTGTCCGCTCTTGTAGGTTGCCAACATCATGTAATAAAAACATGCCTGCTGAACGTCAACCGCCATTGTTATAACTTTTGGTTCCTCCAACAGTTCACCCAAAGAATATTCAGGGGATGAGGTAATCAACTCATCAATTGTTGAATCGGAAACGGTTGATGTCTGGGGTTGCCAAGGTAAACCTAGAACTGAGTTATAAAAATTCTGCAATCTTGCTCTGTCTTTTTTGGAGTTTAGGAATTGTCTTGCGACATGCCCCCAAGAAACAGAGAGGGAATATAACGCGCTGATAT